AACATTATATTCGATACCAGGTTGCAGAATCGCAACGTCGTTAATGATGCCTTTGGTTAATCCAGTAATTTTTGCAACTTTAGTTGAGGGATTAACCTGCTCCAAGAACTCATAACCATCAGATAACTTATAACGATAAGTATTTTTGGTAAGTCCAAGTTTACTCACATCATCATGCTGGTCTAATCTATCTACAAAGTTATCTGGATTAGCATAGTAGTTCAGAGAAGGACCGACAACATAGGGATAAACGGGTTTTCTAGATCTGTAGAATGGATCATTAGTATCAGAAATGATCGCAGATTCTACCAAAGCAAAATATGCATAGACTCCATTAGGATATTCTGGTGTAACACAGAATCTACCATTGTATTGATCAAGGTCACCACTTCCAGGAATATAAGTAAAATCCTCTATAAACATACCCGCTTTGAAGGTTGCCGTTGGAGGACCACCATTTCTACTGCCAGTAATCTTACTATAACTAGACTCTAGGTATTTTACACCACCAGTACCATTGGGATTTGCAAATCCTCTAGGACCATAGATTGGAGATCCATCATACGTCCAACCAATAATTTTTGAGTGCGTGGTATCAGTGATTTCATCTCCATTCGCATCTCTAGAAAGATCTGATACAGACTCTCTAAGTTTTCTGGGTGCATAATAAGAAACAACAGGCAGTTCTTTACCATCTACTCTTTCGCCAACTGGGAAAAGATCATCGGTAGAAGTATAATCATAATTCTTGCTGACGGGGTTGATACTCCACTCTTCCAAATCAGTCAAGAAAACCGCCCCAGAACCCCTCACAGAGGCGCTAAGTGCAGTTCCAAGGGTAGAGTACCCAATACCCGTTTTAGCGACCGTAGCGGCGGTTATAACGCCATTCTCAATGGTGGGAACGATCTCTGCTCCAGTACCGATACCAGTAACTGTAATAACGGTTGTAGAGAAGTAATTTTTACCGCCATTAGCAACGTTAACACTAGTGATGCGTCCATTATTGATCACTGGTCTGAGAACGGCATTCTCACCAGTCACAACATTCACTTCTGGTCTATAATAGTCATCAATAATTAGAGAACCCCAACCAGATCCTTCCTGACCATATACAACATGAGTTCCAACAATCTTACCAGATGCCAAAACTTCTACAGTTGCATTGGCGGTTGTAATGCCCTGTCTACCCTTAAGTGTCGCAACAATTGGTGGGTGATAGAGGTGATGAGTACCAACACCAACGGATACTAGATCTACGGTTGTAGAAAGATCTGTCGAAATTGACAACCTGAGGTTATCTTTATCTACTATTTTAATATAGTAATCAACGGTAGTGGATAGACCACTAATAGCAGCACCCTTAGAAGTATAGTTTACGATATCACTATTTTGATATCCGTGATCTTGGATTTTAATTGTATTAGTAAAAGTATTAACGCCTACTGGTCCAAAGGTAACTTCGTGGTTTGCATATCCAGAACCACCATTCACAACAACGATGCTGTCAACTACATTTCTAGTAGCAACTGTTTCAAAAGTATGGTCACCAATACCGTTTGTTGTGATGCCAATAAAGTTAGTACCCAATTGAGCATCTGCCAAAGATGCCGCAAGTTTGATACTGTAGTCGTTCTCTTTAATGACGTAATAAGTAGCACCACTAACTAACTGCTCAGCAGTACCAATACCGATCTGTTTATTGCCCAGAGAATTATATACGATTTTCTCGTAATTCTTGAACTCGTGGGTTTCGGGGAAGGTAAATGTATCTGTAGCAGTATTAACAACACCACCAGTAGAAGTAGAGTCAAAGGTGATTTTTTTATGTACGGACTTCATTCGTACATCGCCAATGAAACCCTTACCATTGCCGCCCTGAAGCGTTAGTTTGGGCACTTCTAGATAATCTACACCTGGAGTTAAAACACGCAGTTCAGAGATGCTTCCAAGGACGTGTGGGATGATGGATGCACCAAGACCAGTATGACCAGTTTGGGTTACAGAAAGTCTAGGTCTATCGTGGATGCCATAATCAGATCCACCATTCAGTACATTGACTTTTATGATTGGTCCGTAGTAGACTTTGTTATCAGATTTTGGCGTAGAAATTTCGATACCGTTCAAAAACAGACCAACACTATCGCCCTGAATAAACTCTTGTCTTTCAGATCCAAATGTTTGTTTTTTGGGGAAACTCTTAATTTGATGTTGTGGTTGAATACCCTTACCGTAGAATTCCTTAGGAGTCAACTTATAATTTCTTGCCCCTAAAGATGAAGCGTCTACTTCACCATAAACATTAACATACTGACCCTTTCGTGCCGCAGATGGGGAAATGGCAAGATACAGGTTATCACCATTAACCTTCTTTACAACATAAGATCTACCCGTTTCAAGACCAGCAGCACCTTTTGTTGCATCAGATGGCGAATAAACAACTTCATCACCATCAAAGAACCCGTGGTTTGTCAAAGAAATCTGGGCACTAATTCCAGTCACACCAGAGTTATTGAAAGTTCTTACTCTCTTTGTTACTGTGATATCATAACTTGGTAGACCTGTAGTAGCGACATATACATCATTTTTTGTGTTGTAAATGTCTTGGATATTAGTAGTGTATTGATTCAAATAACCGTTTGCACTACTGAATGCAAACTTAATCTTTCTTCTGATGTAATACTTGGTAACACCAGTAGCGTCTAGTACAGAACCGCCAATAACAGTAGTAGTTGCGGGACCACCATTACCAGAAACAGTAAATTCAAGTTCTGCGCCTGTACTGCTATCAATAACAAGAATCTTATCTCCAATCATCAAGAAGTGATCAGAACTACACTCCAGTCGATATTGATTCGATCCAAGACTTACAACCCTATCTACATTACTTCTAGTGGGGATATTTTCAAGCCAAGAAGTGAAATGTAATCCTTTTTCGTTAGAACCAAACCCCTTAACTCCAAATGTATCTCCTTTCTTCTGAGCATCCGCATCAGAATAGAACTGGTCAAGAACACCAGTCAATCTAAACTTTTGAACACTTACACCATCATCAACAGTCAGACTGTCAAAGGAAAATATTTCCGCAGTTGCATCAGATGTTGTTGTAATTCCAGAACACCCGAAAAACTGGTTATAACTCTTTGAGGTATAAGTTACTTCTTCAGTATTGAGTAGAATTGATCCAGAAGTACTAAAACCAACAGTAGAATCAACTGTGATGACAGTTGCACCAACTGCAACAGGACTAGTAACCCTTGTTATGCCGTTCTGAACAAAGATCCCTTCAATATTCTCTTCATTTGTAAAGATCTTATAATAAATTGGTCCATTAGGAATTCTAACAGAGTCAAATGCAGAAATTGGGCAAGATGCGCCTGTAGAACTCTGTGTAATGGACTTACCGATCAGAGTTGCCGTTGTGATACCTGCATCATTGTCAGATCTTGCGATAAGAACGGTCTTTTTATCCCATTTTGCTTCAGATGGTCTAAAAAGAAAATCCTGTGGTCTAATTATAGACGCATCTTCGTTGTAAAGTGCGCGGAAAAGGATTCTGAACGCTTCTTCTGTACCTTTTGTGCGATAAAAGTCCTTTACTTGACGAATAAAGTTAGATCTGCTAACATTCTCATTAAAATCTCTGTCTTCAAACCCAGGAGAAAAGAGTTCTTTAGTCTTTTTAAAAAACTCTTGCAGGAAAAGACTGCTTAGATTAGTTACAGTGCTTAATCCAGCGTGAAAAGATGCTAAAGTTTCAGAAAATACTAGAGATTGGGGATCGTTAGTCTTGTGGTAGTTAGAAATACCACTAAAACCACGGACACATCCAGTAAACGAGTTTGTAGTAATCCCCGTGTACGTAATAATCTCGTCACCAATCTTCAGTAGACCATATTTCTGAGGCCAACCATCAGTAGAGTCAACATACACTACATCATCAAACTGTCCCAAGTCAGATGATGAAAGATTTGTAGATTTTGTTAAATTGACATTGTTTAGAAAGTCTAGATTTTTGTAATCCTGCAGACTCTCGGCAATATCAATTACACCCCCCTGGAATTCCTGAGAGATGTAATATTGACGCATGAAATCGACAAATTCAGGATTATCGTTTACGATAAAATCAGGAATCTGATTATCAATTACTTCATTGACTTGAACTCTGTTGATGGAGGTGTCGATCATCTCTTATCTTACTATCGTTCCGTTAGAATAACTGGATTGGGACTCAAAAGTAGTGCCAGATACATTTGCACCAGATGCAATCAAATCTTTTCTCATATAGATGTTGCTATTTGCAATATCCAGTTGAAGATACAATTCTTTTCTGGCAACAACATCATTAGAAAGTGGAACTGCTTCAACTTCAATGACGTTGTTTGGTTTAGCGGTGCTGATTATATTTAACGTGTTCAAAAGGATCTCACCTTTTTCATAATTAACGGAACCAATATTGTTAATCATAATCACCATTTCACCATTCAGAATTTTAAATAGGAACAATGCTCCAGTTTTTACGCCTTGCTGAACGGGGGCAGATGCCGCAAGAGCACCTTGCGTAGTTAGTGTTGCACTAATATTGTTAGGAACGATAGAATCACTAATATAAACAGTATCGTTGGGGAACTCAGCAATCGTGAAACCAGAAGACTTAATGTTATGTCTTGGTTTCTGCCTGTAGAATTCATTGTCAAAACATAGTTCATAAGCAGCATTTTGAGCAATTGCTGCTACCATATTCCTTCTAATCTTAACGTGTGTAATGTTAGAAGTAATCGATGTGGAGACATCATCAATGAGACCGATCGTCTTACTATATCTAAAGCGACCACCAAACTTATTCACTTCATTACTAGACGCATATTGACTCAAAGAGTAGTTAATATTACTCTTTAGAGTGTCCACATCACCCGTATAGTTGGGATCGTAGTAAACATAAGAGTCAAGTTCTACATACAAATACTTAATATCGATGAGTTGAGGTACAATCCCTGCAACAGAGTAACTTTTTAGACTCTGAACGATACTATCCTTGGTCGATTTTGACAAAAATGTGCCGTTTCTGGGTTTTACTGCCAAAAATACGCGCCCATATTGGGGAGGATCTAGTTCTTCTCCGCCATAAGCAGTAACAGAGTCGATATTTGGGTACAATGTAGGCAGAATCGCCTCATAATCGGACGCTGTGACCGCTCTGTACTGCGAGGAATAGAGTCTTGGAGCATAAGTCTTGATAGATGACACAGACTCGATGTCATCGCCGTTAGATGCGGGTGTTACTGCAGTAGGAGTAGCGACAAATGACGTAATTGCTGCCCCATCTTGGTCATTAATGATGCCAGAGAAAGTAAAATTACTAACTCCGTTCGATTCTTTTCCGTTTGTGACAATGTAACTAACTGTCACATAGTTATTATTCTGCAATTTCTTGCCAAAAACACCATCACCGAACAAAAGTTCGTACTTTTCGTCGGTTGTTTCTTGAATTAGGTATGTATTTGACGTAGAATTGATGCCAATAATGTTATCAACCAGTCTAAAAGAGGTAGAAGTCGTACTTGCTTGAGTATCTTTGACTTTTACGCGGATTGTAGAGGTGTCAATATTGGCATTTGGTAGTACAAAACGCTGATTTGGTTGCGAAGTGTCTACAACAAAGTTTTGAGTAATGAAATTACCTTGGTAAATGTTCAAACTACCCAAGGCAGTACCATTACTTGCGCTAATTGTGATCTCTTCAGGGACAGAAAATACGTAATTGGCGTCGGAGGCGTTACCAAGCGCCACAATTCCTGGTTGAATTGCCACCAAAGAGGTATTAGAAGAGATACCTGCAATAGAAAGGTTAATATTTGCGATTGCAGCACGCTTTGAACGGGGCACATAACCGATATTACGCGCCAATGATACAATATTTTCCCTTAGAGTCGCTGTATCAATGAAAGATTCATTGACTGCCATGTTCGTATTGAACGCAGTCAGGTAAGTATTGTACGCTAGAGTGTTGATAATGACAGAAAGGTTAGAACCTTCAAAGTCAAAGTCCGTAAAATTACTATTAGACCTCAAATAGTCCTTGATAGACGCCTTAATGTCCTCAAAATTTAGATTCGTGAACTGTGTAAAGGTCATTATAGTCTAGTTGGTTGTAGTACGAACGTAATAATCTGTGCAGGAAACTCCAATCCAACAATATCATACTTTACGGTAACACTCAAAGCGTTCTCATCGGGTCTAACATCAAGTAAAACATCAGTTAATCTGACCCTTGGTTCAAAGTTTTCAATCGTAGTTTCAATCTGTGTCTGAATTGGGTCAAGAAATGCCGAATCTGCTATCTCAAACAGTGCATCATTAAGGTTTGTCCCAATCAATCTATTAAAAAAGACCTCCCCAACCGTAGTTCGTACAAGATTTTGTACAGAACGCTTGATAGCATCCTCATTCTTTAGGGGTAAAATATCGTTTGTAACTGGATGACGTTTGAAAGACAACGATATGTCTTTGAAACCTCTGGATATTTTCTGGAGAGGCACTTTATTACCTAGTCTTTATTGTTTATTTATTGGTCTTTTCCGAAGGATGGTTCGGTGCCGTATTCCCAATCATCATAATCTTCATCATTACGAATTTGCTCATGAAGAGTTGTTTGCCTTTTCAAGTCATTGATGTGGTCTCCCACAACTTCACGTAGCATCTTCTGGTCTTGGTTGTCCATAGGGATCTACAGGTATACGCGATGTATTTATGAAAAAAGCGCCTGAGGGTTTCTCAGACGCTTGATGACTACTTCTTTTTACGAGTGGAGGATGCTCTCTTTTGTGCTGCAGAACGGTTGTTACCAGTGCTGTAACGCTTGTCCTGCCTGAGACTGGAACCGCCGCCTTTGGTCTTAAATGAACGCCAGGGAGATTTGCTCATTTGCCTTGTCCTCGATACATTTTACGTGCTTTGTTACGGGAGGTTGCAGCATATTTAGTATTCTTGCTACGACCTTGACGGGTGAGTTTGGGTTTGGACTCAATTTTTTTCTTTGAGCCGCTCAATGTTTTTGCCATAATCAGTCCTCTGTGTCGTTACCTGCGTATTCTACCACAATTTCGTCGGGATGTGGAGTACCCTCTTGATAATACTGGTGGGCAAGGTCATCTACAATATCTTGCATTGTCTCTTCGTCCACCGCATCATGTACTAGTTCTCCAAAGATGAAAATGTTATATTTGTCCATTATAGAAATCTTTCATATATCTTCTTAGAATATGTATACGGACAGAACATTTTCATGAGTGATTTGCGACGTTGATTATCCCAAATCTCTTGTGGTACTTCTTTTCTTTTTAGTTTGACCTTTTCATCACAAAAGATGGTGATCGCATATAGAGGTTCACCACGTTTTAATGAAAAATGATTCTCTCCTGGTTTTAATGCAATGGCACCATTGACTTCACGATGAATGAAGTTCTTTGGTAACATCCCTTGAATGACATACCAGTTACGATATTCCGTTAGGTATTGTTGAGGAACATCATGTAACCAAATCTGTATGTTCTTCTTATGTGCCAAACGGGGTGTCCAGAACATATACTTTGGTGAATTGATCTGCATTGTGATGACATCAACCTCATCTAAGCGATCAAGGTCATCACAAGTAAACACCCAGTCAAAACCATACTGCCCTAATGTGGGACTATGCATGGTCTTATTTGGTTTGTCAAAATACACGTCACAATCAATCGATGAACGTGCAATAAAGGTATGCTGATAGGATGCAATAGACGCAGGACATTTCGCAACCCGTTCAGAACGAAATGGAAACTCCTGCGGTTCTAATTCGTAAGACAAATCCCATAGGGGATCTGCACGACTAGCATAACCAAAATCATAATACAGTTTCTGCATCAGAGGATACGAGTCTTCTCGTGACCAACACGGATAACGGGATCACACCAAATCTCGTAACCTTTCTCTTTGGCATCCAAACAGAACGACACGTCTTCACCACACATGTCCTGAACTTCACCAGAGTCAAACACTTGCATCTTAGGAGCAAACCAGGGATACTCAAGGGATTCAA